ATGGGTCGATATTACACTGGAGATATTTGCGGTAAGTTTTGGTTTGGTATTCAAAGTAGTGATGACCCTGAAAATTTTGGAGCTAAACTGTACTTTGAATATACTTTTTTTGGATGTGGTTGTTGTGCAACTGATTACATTAATGACGACAAACCTTATTGTCAAGGGGATTATACTTCGTTCGAAGATCAGATGGATAAAACAAAAGAAGATCGATCTTATTACAAAGATGAAGACAAAAATAAGATGTTTTACAAGTCGTCTGATGAAGACAAAAATCGCACGTTTTACAAGTCGTCTGATGAAGTTCGCTACGAATTTTCAAAAAATGACCTCTTGTCAGTAACAGAAACTTTAAACACGTTGGAAGAGAAATATGCCAAGTTTATTCAAGAATATAAAATTAAAGACGATGAAGATGAAGGAATTGGGTATAATATGAAAACAACTAATAATCCATCTCAAGATGACTTGGTCTATGTGGCTCGATTATGTTTGGGTCGTCAAATCAAATATTGCTTGGAAAAGAAAGGAAGGTGCAGTTTTTTTGCAGAACTCTAGGAGGGGTTCCGGCCCCTCACGCCGGCGTTTGTAAATAACTTATCAATTCTATTTTATTAAAAAAATTTAATAAAATGGAATTTAAAAACATATTTATTAATATAAAAGATGAATATATGCGAGTTTTGTAAAACTTCATTTTATAATAAATCAAACCTTACGAAGCATCAAAAAATTTCAAAGAGTTGTATATTAATCCAAAATGTATTAAAAAACCAATTAAACCAACAAATTAAAATACAAAAAGAAGTTGAAAATAAACCAAAAAAAATATTTCAATGTGAATATTGTACAAAAATTCTTTCATCTAAACAGATGCTACATGGTCATTTAGACATATGTAAAATGAAAAAAAATCCAGTTGAAAACGAAGAACATAAGTTTAATAAAATAAATTTAGAAATGAACATGATTAAAGAAGAAATTCAAAAACTTAAAAATAATAAATCAAGTAATATTATAAAAGAAAAAGTAGAAAAAGTTGAAGTTATTACTGATATAGATATAAAAGAATATAAATTTGGTACTACAGATTTTATGGTTCCAATACGATCCGACGGTATGATTAATGCAACTGCTTTATGTAAGGCTGGTGAAAAACGAATTGATCATTATAAAGAAAGTCCTCAAACTAAACTGTTTTTAGAAGAACTTTCTTTGGTCACCGGAATCCGGGTACCAAACTTATTTGAAGCTAATATAGGTGGACAAAGTGGTACATGGGTTCATCGTAAAGTTGGTTATCATTTAGCTCAGTGGATATCTCCAAAGTTTGCTGTACAAGTTTCCACTATTCTCGACGAACTTTTTATTATAGGTAAAGTTGATTTAAGTAAAGACGTGCCTAAAGATGAAATAGAATTACAATACAAAGAAAAAATCAATAGTCTTACCGAAGAATATAAAATGCTTCTTCATAAGCATAATTCATCTTTAAAAACACACAGATATGTTAAATTCAAAAAAAGCGATCCTTGTTTTTATATCATTGATTCTGGTATAAAATGTGATTGTAACAATTATTATAAGTTTGGTATTGCTGGTACAGATGAAAAAAATACAATTGATGAACGCCTTCAAAGTCATCGGACATTGTGGCCACTTTTAAAAGTACGTTTTTTATTATTTATAAAAGATGTTTCAGTCATTGAAAAGAATTTCAAAATGATGTATGATAAAGAAATAAATCCAAATGGGCATGAGATTATTGAAGGAGTTACATTAGAAATTATGACTAATCGTTTGAAAAAATTATTGGATTTATTAAGTATCACAGAATATGAAATAATGATTGAAGAAAAACTACAAGAATATAATGATTACGTTGATACCACCCTAAAAGTAAAGTAAATGATTGATCTATTAATTTAACATTTTTTTTGTTAAATTAATTATTTTTTAAAATTCTCACACATTAGATTAAAAAATAACAAATTTTAAGGATAAATTTAAACTGTAATATTAATTAAAAGATTTTGTAGATTAACCATAGATATAGACTAATTTTTTAAATTTATAGATTAGGTTAGATCTATAAAATTTATAGATTTTTATAGAAGAATCTATAAATTTTATAGATCTAAAAATATAAATCAAAAATTTATTAGACTTAAAAATATAAATCAAAAATTTATAATCTTGACAACTTTTTTATAAATCTTTTTTATTTCCACACACACACATTTATAATTTAATAAAGTTCATTTTTTATAATATTTTTATCCTATAATTTAAACACAATTTTAGTAATTTATAAAAAATATTAAATAACCATATAGTTATACTGTAATTTATTAGTATTTTATTAAAAATCAGTTATACATTTAATAACTTTTTATTAAACTTTAACAGCTATTTATTAAATGTTTTAATCATATGTATGGTTCTTAATAATATTTAATAAAAAATAATAAACTTTTATTAATTATTATTTAAATAAAAAAGTTATATAATAAAAGACCTATAATGAGTTTATGTAATTTTTGTAATACATCATTTTATGATAAATCAAATCTAAAAAAACACCAAAAAAGTTCAAAATATTGCTTAAAAATTCAAGAAGAACTGAAAACAGAAAAACCTTTATTTGGTTGTGAATATTGTTTGAAATCACTTTCATCTAAACAAATGTTAAACTACCATTTAAATATATGTAAACAAAAGAAAAAAATAGAAAATGAAGCACAACAAAAAATTACATTAGATATGACCATAATGAAACAAGAACTTGAAAAACTTAAAAATAAACCAAGTACAACAACCAATCATATTACAATAAATACAGATAATTCTGTAAATACAGACAATTCATCTAATAATTATTGTAGTTTGTTAAACTACATGACGCCTGAAGTCGTCCGTGAATCATTTAAAAATTTCAATATTAACAACCTGCTTTCTGGTAGTCAAAAAGAGCTAGCGGACATGACCATAAAAAACTTTTTAACGGGAAAAGATCACCCATTATATCTCTGTAAAGACCGATCACGTAACAAGTTTGTATACACCGATGAAGAAAATAAAGAAAAAGAAGATGCCAATGCGATTGTGCTTCGAACCCTCGTCTACAATGGAATCGCTCCATTACTTAAAAAACTTTACCAAGAAGAATATGTCAAATTGAATGATGAATTGGCGCGTTGTAAACGCATCGATGACAATGCATTGATTGAAACATCCCGTGATGATATCAAAGAACTAGATGAAGCCTATAAACAGTTTAATATATTAAAAGAAGCCGAAGATTACATTTCGCATTTATCAAAATGTTTACCGACATCCATCAAAGATCGAATTTACAAAGATGGTTTGAAAAACGATTTATTAGAGACTGAAAACAAACAGACAAATTCCGACGTCGAGTTTGAAAAACAACTACAAATGATTGGAGATTACACTCTTTCTGAATTAAAAGGTTTCAAAGAACATTTTAAAGCTACAGGAGTCGTAAAAGGTCCAAAAGATTTAATACAAAACAAATCATTAATCGATATTTATGTAGCGTTTTTGAAAGAGTGACGATGTCGCAATAATTTTAAAGATAACATAAAAACTTTATAATTATAAAATATGAAACGTTCTAAACTTGATTGTACAGGTAATTGTTTCAATGCAGCTTTTTACAATGATTTGATTATACACGCAATGAAATGTGATAATAATACTAAATCGGAAGCAAACATCGTAGAAGATGAAATGCAAAAAATCTTTCAGTCTAAAAAGAATCATGAACATTGTAATTTGTGTTATGAAAATTCAACCCGAGCATTATGGTGTGCTTATCAAATACTTAAAAAATTATAATCTAGTCAATGACGGAACCCGCAAAACGATGTTTTTAGACCTTAAAATTACCCTTATTTATAATAAAAATATATTATAAATTAATTTTTAAATAAACCATGCGTGAGGGACAAGAACCCCTCATATTACCATTTCGTTTTCTCAAACCACTCCCCGTGGAATGATTTAACACCATAATTTCCATTAAAAGAAATGATAGGTTCAGCCTCTTTATGTATTTGAGTAAAACTATCATGTAATGTAGTACTATCTAGAATATAGTCAAAATGTTTTGTAAGAATATCAATAGAATGATGGCCTGGTAAAGATAATAATTCACGAATATTTTGTTCTACCCATGTTAACTTTGAAAAAAATTGTTCAAGTGTTGTAACATCATCAAAAGAAACATTAATTACATTATCTTCGTAATCTCCTTTATTGTAACCTGTTTTTAAAAACAATTGTTGTAATGGCGTCATTTCTATCATTTTAACATTACCTTTTTTAAATTTATCCACTTCTTCGTTTGTTAGACCAACAAGATGAATATCAAAACCACGTGGATTATATTTCATACAACGATAAGCAGCATTATCACATTGTTTCCAGGCCATTGGTGTAAATGAACGTGATAATAAACTATTAATACCAACTGGAATGGTATAAATTTCATATCCATCAAATCCAACACAACAAGGTGGTAAATCAAAACTACACAATACTTGTTCAGCACTATCAAATAAACGAAGAAAAACTTTAAAAATGCCATGTATACTCATAAACGTGACATAATTTTTAGAACGAGTGATCATAACTGGTTTTGAATAAGATCGAAATCCAGTATACTTATAATTTTCATCAAGTGAATCACTTATTTCATATGATCGTGTTTCAATCCATGTATCTAAACTTTTTAACATTTCTTTTGCTTTGGTCTCGTCTTTTGTAATTAAAAAAAGATTGTAATTATACTTTTCTGATAAGGTTGTTGTAAGGGTTGTTGTATACCTTTGTAGATTTTGTAAAACACTACCACCCGCTAAAAAAAATGAACAACTTCCATCATTATTATACCAAGGAAACTGAAAAAAAATTTGTTGTAAACGCCAAATTGCATCTTTAATTGGTATATAATCAAGATAGTAAGAACTTTTAATGGTATGATAAGAATCATAAGATAATGATTTGTTTACATTAAGCATTTTAGTCGCAAATTTATCAAGAGAACATGTTAGCGGTAACATATAAGATCCAATTTTTAAAGAACGAATAGTCCTAAAAAGAGCACCACCTGTTTTTTCATTTAATTTGTTATTATAAGGATCTGATGTATAGTCTAATAAGACTTTTGCAATATCTTTTCCTTTATCTTTTGCATTATACAAAAGATTCATAACATAATCACATTCATTACATAATATATCATTTTTTGTGAGTGCAAATCGTTGAATCATATTACTATCTTTTGTAACAAGTAAAGGGAGTTCGATTTCTCCCAAATATTGGCATACATTAAAAAAACGGTCAAAATCATTAACGTTTCCTCGCTCTGGTTTTTTGTTTTCAGAAAGATAGTTTAAAATGATTAAAAAATCATGAAAAGACAAATCGAGTGTCAATTCAAATGGAGAAGATCCGTTAGACGACTCGCTTATATTTTCAAACAATTTATTTTTTAAGAGATAAGACTCGTCAATGGAAAGTTTTGCATCGTTTAGCTTTAAATTAATCATTTTAATTTAAATATAGTGTATCTTTTTTACTTTTTATTTCAATTTTAGAACCAGCTTTGGTGAAGTTTTTGGAAAAACTTTTTGGTACAGCTTTTTTCAAAAGCGTTTTTAGAAGAGCTTTAGCCACTCTTGAGCCAAGCTGTGAAAATCTTGGCGAAGCGCCCACTGATATCCACGTTCAACAATCTCTTCTTTTTTGGCTGAATCATCCAGAACTTTACACAATTCTGTAAATAAACCATCAATATCGTTCATTTCAGCCAATACACCACGATCATGTACAATTTCACACAATGCAGCAACTTTCAATGAAGCTACCAAACAACCTGATGCCATGGCTTCCACAGCACTAATACAATATGTTTCTTCAAACGTCGATGGATATAACCAAACATCCGATTTTTGTAATTCAACAACTAATTGTTCCTGAGAGACACGTGGTGATAAAAATACATATTCTTTATGTGATGTAATAAATTCCATACATTCTGGTGTTACTTGTTC